TTTCCTTTTGTGAGCATGGTCGAAGCGGATAACGCCACGTCGCAAAACCGCATGGACACCAGTGACGTTGAGCGGTTCGCTACGGTCATGTATGAGATCAATGTGTATTCCGACAAAGCGGATGGGAAAAAGAGCGAGTGCAAGGCGATCATGGCTTTCATTGACGAGATCATGTACCGCATGAACTTTACCCGGATTGCTCTTGCTCCCGTTCCGAACCTGAGCAAACCGACTATCTATCGTATGATCGCTCGTTACAGAGCGGAAACCGATGGAACAAGACTATACAGGAGGTAAAGAAGATATGGCTATTTCCACCTACAAAGTCTTCTTGATGGAGCAGGAAAGCACCGGGAATACCTGGGCCAAGCTCGTTGACATCAAGGAGTTCCCCGATCTCGGCGGTGAGCCTGAGATGTTGGAAACGACTACCCTTTCCGACAAAATGCAGACCTATATCGCCGGGATTCAGTCTCTCGAAGGGCTGAAATTCAATGCCAACTACACCAAGGCCGACTACTCCAAGCTGAAAGCGTTGGAGGGCCAGACCAAGAAATACGCTGTGTGGTTCGGCGGTACGGAGTCTGCCGGGGTTGTTACCCCTGACGGCAGCGAGGGTAAGTTCGAGTTCGACGGTCAGCTCTCCGTCTTCCCCACGGGCGGCGGCGTGAACGAGGTTGTGGACATGAACATCACCATTGCTCCGTCCACTCCCATTAACTTCGTGGACGGCAACTAACGCCGGAGAAAGGAGATACGATCATGGCTAAACAGCTTACTTTCAGCTACAACGGCAAGGACTATGTTCTGGAATTTACCAGAAACACGGTGCGTCAGATGGAGAGCGGCGGCTTTATTGCCGACGACATTGACACCAAGCCCATGACTGTCCTTCCTGCCCTGTTTGCCGGTGCGTTCCTCGCCCATCACCGCTTCGAGAAGCAGTCGGTGATCGACGAAATCTATTCCAAGATGAAAGACAAGATGGCTCTGATCGAGCGGCTTGCGGAGATGTATAACGAGCCGATCAAGGCCATGCTCGACGAACCCGAAGAGGGAAACGTGGAGTGGACGCCGAGTTGGTAAGTGGCTCGGAGTCCTCACAATCGGGGACGGGCGGCGGTCAGCACCGTCCACCCGTCCCTTTCACTTACACGGAAAAGTTTGAAGAACTGTGTCCATTTTACCTGTCTCTCGGTATGACTTGGGAGCAGTATTGGGATGGCGACGCTTCCATGACAATCATGTTCCGAAAGGCGTATGAGCTGAAACAGGAACAGGAAAATCAACGGCTATGGCTGCAAGGGGCGTACTTCTACGAAGCATTGTGCTGTGTCGCTCCTGCCCTGAGAATGTTCAAGCCGCAAAAGCCGACGCCGTATCGAAGCGAACCTATCCCGCTGACCGGCAAACGTGAGCCGCCTGAGCGCAAGGAAGACCGTGAGAAGAAGAGCGACCAAAAGGCAAAAGCCTATATGGAAATGTTTGCCATGAGCTTTAACAAGCAGTTTGAAGAGAAAGGAGGGTAAACATGGCTGCTGACAACATTGAGATTCAGGGCTTGGAATTTCAGATCGTAGGCGAGACTCAACAGGCCGAAAAAGGGCTGAATAGCTTTGCTGCTACTCTCTCCAAGCTCAAAAAGATCGGCGAAAAAGGGCTTGGTTTATCCTCCGTCATGCAGGAGTTGAAAGAGGTACAGGGAGCAGTTGGGGAGATTGACCCGACAAATGTGACCGCTCTTGCGAACGCCTTGCAGACGATCAGCAGCTCTTCTCGGAGTCTGACGACTGTCCGGGGGCATTTACAGGCTATCTCTGAACTGGACTTCTCCAATCTGACGCAAGCCGCAGACGCTATTTCTCGCCTTGGAATTACCGGACGCAGAAGTGGTAGTCCATCGGACACCCTGACACCCGTCCCTTCGCCTACACCCGCAGGAGATGAAGCAACTACCGAGCGTGTAGACGGTACAGCGGAAGCCGCTGAGAGAGCCGGGAACGCATTTGACAACGCCGACAATTCTGCGGCGAATTTCTTCAAAAATGTCAAGGCGAAGTCGGTCATGGCTATGTCCAAGACGAAGCTGCTCAAAGCTGAGATCGCCGCATTAAAGCGTGAGCTGCAAGATGGTATCGCTTCGGGCAAGTGGGACGATAAGCGCATTGCGTCTACGGCTCTCTCCCTTCAAAAGCTCAAAGCGCAACTGAAAGGCATTACTCCGCTGTGGCGTAAGCTCGTCGGCAGCGGGGCAAAGGGTGTCGGGAACGCTTTTACTGCCCCGTTCAAGAATCTCGGCAACACGTTCAAAAAGGCCGGGGCTTCGCTCAAAGGTTTCTTGTCCTCTCTAAAGCGAATTGCTATGTATCGTGCGGTTAGAGCGGTAATCTCCGCTTTGACACAAGGACTGAAAGAGGGTATTGGGTATCTGAACCTCTACAGCAAGAGTGCCGGTACGCAGTTCCATAAATCGTTGAACACACTGGCGACCGACGCTCTGTATCTGAAAGCGTCGCTGGCGACCGCTGTTGCTCCAATCGTGGACGCTCTCGCTCCCGCTCTTGATTTTCTGTCTGACAAGATTGCTAATGTGCTGAACCTTCTGGCACAGCTCTTCGCAAAATTGAGCGGGAAAAGCGTTTATACCAAGGCGGTCAAGACGCAGACAGAATACACCGACTCGATCAGCAAGGCGGCGAGTAAGACAAAGGACTTTCTCGCTGACTTCGATGAATTGAATGTCTTCGACCCGAACAAGGGCGGCAGCGGCAGCGACCTCCCGGATTTTAAGTCCATGTTTGAGGAAGCAGAGGTTGACGGCGATCTCGGTAACTTTGTTGACCGGCTGAAAGAGGCATTTGACACAGGCGATTGGGACGGCCTCGGCAAAATCCTTGCGGACAAAGTGAACGAAGCAATGGACAAGATTGATTGGAGCGGCCTTGGCTCGAAGATCGGGAAAGGTATCAACGGCGCAATCAAAACCGCTTATTCGTTCCTGAGCAATACTGACTTCCGCAAGCTCGGCAATCACGTCGCCGATATGGTCAACGCCGTTTTGAAAGAGATCGACTTTAATACAGCCGGTCGTCTGCTCACACGGAGCATTACGGCAATGTTCGACTTCGTGATCGGGTTTTTGGAGCGGCTGGATTGGAAGCTGGTGGGTAAGTCTATCGGCGACTTTTTCAGGGGTGCTTTTGATGAAGCCAGCGAGTGGATTGAGAAGTACGACTGGAAAAAGGTGGCAACGAAAGCGTGGGACAGCGTTAAGAAGTTCATTGAGGGCTTTGATGTTGCGTCCGTGACCAAGAGTATCAGCCGCCTCGCCAAGAACATCATCAAGTCTACAGCCGATATTATCAGCTCTTTGGATTGGGCTGATGTGGCTTACACCCTCGTTCATTTCCTCAGCGAAGCGATCAGAGGCGTTGAAGTCATGGAGCTTCTGAAAGCTCTCGCCTACCTTGCAACTTCCACCGTCGTCCAGATTCCGAGCATTGTCGCCGGTGAGCTGCGGGGTGTAGCTGAGTTTATCGGCGACAGCTTCAAGGAACTCGGCTTGGACACTATCGCCGGGTTTTTCTACGGTATTCGGGACGCTCTGAAAGATGTTGGAGACTGGCTGAAAGAGAACTTCGTTGACCCGGTTATTAACTGGGTGAAAGACCTGTTGGGGATTCACAGCCCGTCTACAGTCTTCGCTGAGATCGGTAGAGATGTTGTTCTCGGACTCTATGAGGGTATCAAGAATAAGATCGCAAGCGGTATCTCGATTATCAAGGGCTGGGCTAAATCGGTCTACGACTGGTTCACGGGCGGCGACGGCAACGGTACGATCTTTGAGAAATTCAGGAACGCCGCCAGCAACATTGTCACTTCGTTCCGGGAGAAAATCAGCAGCACCTATTCCACCGTCAAGACCAGCGTTGTCACATGGGCGACCTCTGTCAAGGACTGGTTTACCAACAGCAGCTTCGGTGGGGTGAACGCCGCCAACTTTGCTACGTTCGCTTCCAATGTGATTACCAGCTTCAAGAACAAAGTCAGCTCGACCTATACCACCGTCAAGACCTCGATCATGACCTGGGCTTCTTCTGTACGAGACTGGTTCACAAATTCCTCGTTCGGCGGGGTGAACGGCAGTACCTTCGGCGAATACGCCAACACGGTCATTACCTCGTTCAAGAACAAGGTGAGCAGCACCTATTCCACGGTGAAAACGAGCATTACCACTTGGGCCAACTCTGTCAAGGACTGGTTCACAGGCAACTCGTTCGGCGGCGTCAACAGCAATACATTCATGACCTATGCCGACAACATTATCTCCGGCTTCAAGAACAAGGTGAGCAACGCTTATACCTCCGTCAAGAGCAGTATCACTACTTGGGCGTCCGGGGTAAAGGACTGGTTTACTGGTTCTTCGTATGGCAACGTAAACGCCACCAGCTTTGCCAGTTATGCTACGAACATCATCGACGGTTTCAAGAACAAGGTGAGCAGCACCTACACGAATGTCCGCTCTTCGATCACCACTTGGGCTTCCAGCGTGAAAAGCTGGTTTACTGACACCGTTTCGTCTTCGTCTTTTGGGACTATCGCTTCCGACATTGTGACGAGCTTCAAGAACGGTATCACGAACAGCTATACCAACGCAAGGAGCGCAATGCAGACGTTTGGTTCCAGTGTGAAGAGCTGGTTTACCAATTATTGTTCCAGCAGCAGCTTCTACGACATTGCTTCCGACGCGGTGAGCGGGTTCAAGAATGGTATCGGAGCTTTGTACTCCACCTGTAAGAACACGATCAACTCTTGGGGTGCTTCGATTATCGACTGGTTCAAGAAGAAGCTGGACTCCAACTCTCCGTCCAAGGTGTTTGAGCAGATCGGCAAGGACAGTGTTCTCGGCTACAACATCGGCGTGGAGAACTTCGGCAAGACGACAAAGGGCGTGGTCAATTCGTGGGCCAATTCGTTCACAGGCGTCAAGCCGACCATGAAATTCGCCGCCGACACTTCGGCTCTCAAATATTACGACAGCAATTCGGAGTTTTGCTACCGACATTAGCACCAGAACCGACTTCTCCGACGTGGGCTTCGCTGACGCAATGGCTGAGTTCTACCATGAGTATCTTGAACCGACGCTTCTGCCGATGGCCGACGATATGCGCCGTCAGGCCGACAAGAAAGAGCAGACAATCGTTCATGTTGGCAACCGCACGATCAAGGACGCTGTGACTACGCAGGAACGGGCAGACGGGTATCGGTTCGTCAGGGCGTAAAGGAGGTAATCTGATATGTCCTATCTGGCAATTAACGGTTATGAGCTTCCCTCCCCTAAACGGGGAGTGAAGCCGACCGTGGCAACAATCGTTGACTCCGGGCGCAATGCCAACGGTGCGGTCGTGGGCCAACGGGTAGGGCGTGACCAATACAAGATCGACACGCTTGAATTTCCGTGGCTCTCTGCGGCACAGTGGAGCCGGATTTTGAGTATTCTCAAACAGTTTTTCGTCTATGTCACCTTTCCCGACCCTGTGACCAACAAGAAAATCACCATCCGAATGTACTGCGGCGACCGCAGCGCAGAGCCGTATTGGGAAGACGAGGACGGGAACCCGACATGGTATCGCAACTGTAAGTTCAATCTGATCGACACGGGGGAGTGAGGAAATGCAGAAAGTCTCTAATGCCTACAAAGAGAGTATGGCGTCCGCTCTTCGTGAACGTGGCTACATCATGATCTCTTTCGGGCTGGTCAATCAGGAAGCTCAGGCTAAAGCTCGTATCGGCAGCGGGGACTTTGCTTACTTCTCCAACTCGGCAAACGTGTTTTCCGAAAAGACCGACGACACGGTGTACGCCACTCTCGAAGAGAATCA